TCTTGAAATTGAAAATATTGTGAAAGCAATTGATTCTTTTAAATCAATTGGATTAGACTATGGTGTTTCTTCTGAATCCGTTTATCTAATCAAAGCACACTTTAGGTGATATTATGGAAGATTGGCAAGAAATTCTTAAGAAAAAGAAAAAGCGTAAATCTACCGTAAATCAATCGGGAAACTACACGAAACCTGCCCTTAGACGCCGTATTTTTAATCGAATTAAGCGTGGAGGAAAGGGAGGTCGCCCCGGTCAATGGTCTGCTAGAAAAGCACAAATGCTAGCACAAGCGTATAAAAGGGCAGGTGGTGGCTATCGTGACTGATTGGAAAGAAGTCATTAAAGCCAAAGCAAAACCGCAACAAGCACTTGTAACTTGGGGCAAGGAGAAATGGGGAAGCCAAGAACAACACCGTGCTAGGGAAAAGGGAAAACCTGTTCCATCTAAAACCAAGGGACGTTTCATGCCTGAGAACAAATATAAGGTAACTCCTAAAAGTAGGTTAGATTATCAAGATAAAAAGAAAAGGGAAGGAACCAAGCGAGGAAAGCAACACGTTCCAACAGGAAAGAAATTTAGTCAGAAGTGATTTACATTGCCGATAACTAAAAAGAAAGATGGATATTATTGGGGTTCAAGAGGACCATTCAAGACAAGAAAAAAGGCTGTTCAAGTTGCACAAGCGGCGTATGCTAGTGGATATGTTAAGAAAAGTTGGAAGCAAATTCTGAAAAAAGATATGTCCTATTGTGTATGTAGTGGACCTAACAAGACAAAAGGATTTACATGCAAAGCGCATTGTCGAAGCAAAGAACTTAAGAAAGCACCTCGCATTCCAAGAAAGAAAGGACAACGTGCTAACTCCAAAAAACACTCAGACCTTTACACAGACGAGAATCCAAAGGGAACAATTCACGGACTAGGATTCAAAGACATTAAGACCGCAAAAGCATCCGTAAGCAAAATTAAAAGAAGCGGTCGAAGTCATGCACATAAAACTCAAGCAGCAATCGCTATGGAACAAAGGGCAAGAGAGATGGGCAAAACATCCGAAGCAGCAGTTTATAGAAGATTCATTGAGCAACAAAAGAAAAAAACTCAGGAGAGAAAGAAATGACTTGGAAAGATATTTTAAAAGCCCATTGCGGCACAGAAAAGTTAGATACTGAAGAGAAGAAACTTGTCGGTAATCAAAAGAGAATTGATGCCGACAAGGATGGAAAGATTACCGGAAAAGATTTTGCCATGCTTCGAGAAAGAAAGGCGCAAGTAAAGTGTCCTAAATGTAAAGGAAAGGGTTGCGCCCATTGTGATAACAAAGGCTATCATATTTCAAAATCACACAAGAGTGATTCGCAAATCGAAAAAGAAATTCTTGCTGAAATTGAAAAAGAAGGGGGAGCATTGGGTATGAAAAACTTAAAACCTATTTGTCCTTCTGAAGATTTGCAAAGAGTTCTTGGTAAGATGAAAAAAGAAGGCAAGGTCTTCATGCATAAGGATGGAGACATTTATACTCACGAACCTAAGAAGTGATTCTAATGAGTTGGGAAAATATACTTAAACAGTTTAACTTATCTGACCTATCTAAACTAATCACGCAATTACAAACAATTCAAGAAGAAATTAAAAAAATGAATCTTGAAGAAGTAAGCGAGATGTATGGGAAAAGGGCAAACGATGGGTTAAGAGATGCCATAGATGGTTTGATTATGATAGAATACGACCCTATAGTGGGCAAGTTAGAAAAAAGAGAGATTGGTTTTTATTCTGACGGAAACACCTTTATTGAGGGCATTACTATCGGAAACGCATTAGAATTATTGAGAAAAAAGGCAACAGAGGTTGAACATAGTGCTGAATTAAGTAAGCCATATGACGATGCTATTTCTATGTTGCTCAAAGTTATTAAAGTTTTAGAAGGATAATGGTGGTTGAAATGGATTGGAAAGAAATTCTTAAAAATGTTAAAGTGGATGCAAGAAAACTTTGTTGCACTAATTTAGTATCTGATTTTGCTATGCTTGACCATAAATTAGCAGACTACTATGAAAGCATGTCAGACAAATTCCCTTATCTAAAACCAAATGCAGAATACATGAGACAAAATGCGGAAAATATTTTAGAATATGATGTAGAAGAAACATGTGATTATATTATTCAATTGCTTAAAGAAAGAATCGAAAGTGCAAAAAACCCACCAAGAGAAGGAAGTAAATTACCAAATTGGTATGTTCCGTCCGCTGAAAAATTATTAAAAGACTTCGAAGAATGCAAAAATGAAGAAAAACAAGATAATGCGCGTTCTGTTTCAGAAATTTTTTCAGATGAAAATCCCGCTTCATTCTTAGATGAGTATATCCGCCCACAAAACAGGAGAAATTAAAATGGATTGGAAAGAGGTAATGAAAAAAGACAAAAAAGATATGCGCGTTGGTCGCGTTTATCCCTCTGACCGTGCCGGAAAGAAAATCATGATGCTTACTGACCAAGGTAAGAAAATTCACGCCGGAGCAAAAGGTTACGGCAACTATAAAAGAAAAGGAAAGAATCGTGGTGGTGGAACCCACAGAAGCGCAAAGCGACGTAAGAACTTCCGTGCGCGTCATAATTGCGACCAATGCAAAGGACCAATCCGAACTCCAAAATGTCTAGCCTGCAAGAAACTCTGGTGATTAATATGGCTGAATACTATGATAGAAAATATCCTGTTCAGCACCCACCTGAACAAATTTCTAGAGAACTTAGACAAAAGTTTAGTGCCTCTCCATCATTACACTCGGCAATTAACAGGTTTGTTCCTATCTTAGAAGAATATGCTTTAAAAGATAAAAACAGGGCTTCAAGATACAGAAGTTTGGCTCAGAGACTTAGGAAAGTATCAGAAGACATTAAAGGTTTAATTAAAGAATACGAGTGATAATATGGAATTTAAAGATATGCCTAAAGACGAATTAGTTTCTCTTTGGGAAAAAACAGAAGGAGGACCCCTACCGAGCAATCGTTCGAAAAATTCTCCTCTTAATTCTTTTTACCCTATCACCGATTATTTAGTTTTATTTGATGATGGCAAAATTGTTGGTGCTTCTGGGTATTCTAAAAAAGAAGACTTTACTTTAAGAGGTGGAACTTTCATTTCTCCAAAATATCAAGGAAAAGGATTTTATAAAAAACTAACAGAAGAAGCAGACAATAAATTACCAAAGCCTTATTTTGCTGGATTTAGTAGTAGCACTATGTCTAATGAGGATTGGATTAGAATTAATGAAGGTAAAGGTTGGATAATGAATCCTACCGACGAACAATTGGGAAAATATGGAAATAACTCAACAGTTGAAGGTTTTAGGAATTATTATAGTAATCACCCCAAGGGTGCTACATGGGGAGTCAAGGGCTTACCAATTTCTAAGTGGTTTTATATTTTAAAGGTGGAAAACTAATGGAAGCCGCACCTTTAGACCTGCAAGAAGCGATGGACATGAAGTTGTCCGCAAATTCTTTCCCATATTTTTTTCAACAGGTCTTAGGTTTTGACTTTCCATCTTACATTCAAGAATGGCACGAATTAATGAATAGCACCCAGAGAACAGTTATCATTTGTTCCCGTGACCACGGAAAGTCTGTGTTTATGCACAGTTGGGTTGTTTGGAATTTAGTTTTTCAAGAGCCACCATATCAAATGCTTTACATTTCATCGAACCAAAAGCAGACAATGGTTCACATGAGAGACATTGATAAACTATTCACCCATTCATATCTTAAGAAATATAAGCCTGCTCGCGGTTGGGCGATTGGAAACATTACTCTCACGAATGGAAACCAAATCCTTGAGCGTTCCGTTGGCTCTCAGATTCGTGGTCTTCACCCACAAGAGATTGTGATTGACGACCCTTTGAAAGAATTTAGCATGACGGCTATTCAGAAGGTTACTGATTGGTTCTATGGGGACATGATTCCTACACTTCACCACACCGCATCACTTCGAGTTATCGGAACTCCTTTCAGTTACACGGATATTTACCAACAGTTAGCAGAGAATGAAGCCTATACTGTTAGAACATATCCGTGTCTCAATTCACTAAATGAACCACTATGGCCTGACCGTTGGGACTATGATGCTCTTATGGCGCGTAAGGCTGAAATTGGGACACTAAAGTTCACAAGAGAATACATGTGTGTTCCTATTTCAACAGGCACAAGTTTGTTTAATCCAGAATACTTAGATGCGGCAAAGAACAAAGACTTAATCTTGAAACCAATGCGACGTGAAGGTTTCAAATATTTTGTAGGTGTTGACCCTGCTATTTCAACTGACGGTGACTATAACGTAATTACAGTCATTGAAATGGACGAAGACGAAAATAAAAGAGTTGTTTATGTAGATAGAGCAAAGAATGTTCAGTTCAGAGACAACATTCAGAAAGTTAAACTTATCAATTCAATGTTCCGTCCCGAAGTAGTCTTGTTTGAAACAAATACATTCGCAAAGTCTTTCACACAGGAGTTACGCCAAGTCGCAGACATTAATGTTCACGATTTCAACACGACTCGCCGTAAGAAGCAAGAGATTATTCTCAATCTTCAGATGACTCTTGAAAATAAGAAAATTAGTTTTCCTTATGGTAATGAAGAGAGTCGTCGAGTTACGTCCACATTGCTTGAAGAATTGTCTATGTTTGCAATTACCGATAACGGAAAGTTTGAGGGAATCGGAGCGCATGACGACATGGTAATGAGTCTCGCTTTAGCAAATGCAGCCACCTATCAGGCCTCAGAAGCGTTTATTCTGCTTGACGACTTGGACGTGTTCGGTGGGAACCCAACGGCTTCCCGACCACAAAGAGGCTTCATGGGCTTGAACTTTTGAGGTGATTATGTGCCGACTCCTGAAGAATATAGAGAAGCGGCGAGCCGAATGGAACGTCTAGCAGAATTAGATGAAGAAGAAGAACAAGTCATGGATGAAGTAGAAACTGCCTTGGGTATGAGTTTTGATGAAGTTAGGGCATCACTTGATACGGGCGCGGTTCTTTCCGAATTAGAAGAGATTACTAAATTATCTAATGACTTAGGAATCAATGCTTCCCAAGCAAGGAAGCATTTGGATTCTTTCCCAAAAGAATACATTGTTAAAGAAGAAACTGTCCCAGACCTAATCAAAAAATTGCGTATGGCTAGGCGCAAATTAAAGGGCGAAGATAGAGAGCGTATGTCTAAATCTATTAATACTCTTATTGATGCTTATTCTGACCACATTGATAAATCAATTGACTCTATTCATTGGATTAGACCATATAAGTCTACTCTACTTAAAATGAGATTCAATGAAAAGGATTTGCAAAAACTTCATAAAATGAAAGATGTCGAAGTTCGAAGAGAAGTTATTGACTCTCTCTGTAAATATTGGGAAGCCGACTTAAATCAAAGACAGGTCAATTTAGGTAAAGAGTTTGCTATTTTTCAAAAGGAAATGACTTCTGCGAAGAAAGAATTCAGAAATAGCATCGCAAAGATTACGGACCAATCTATTACCAAATCGAAGAAAGAGAGAATAGAAGACTTTATTCTTAAGGCAGTTTGTGATGAACCCGGAATCGGAGCAAAGAAAATTCATGAGAAAATGCCGGGAGTTTTGTATAAATCTTCAAGCCCTGCATCTATTTCTCAACTAGTTAAAAAATTAGATATTGTTAATACGGGTGGCTCTTACTATAAATTCTCTTCAGAGATTAAGAAAAATATTTGGGCATACACGGCTGCCTTTATTGACTCTGATGGTTATATTACTATGGATAGAAACCATAATCCAAGAGTAGGTTTGGTCGCAACAGGTGAAAGAGGAAAGGCTTTTATGGAAGAAATGCATAAGAGTATTGGATTTGGTCGTTTGCACCTTGACCAAAAGTCACCACAAGATACCCGTCCTGTTAATCGTCTAAACTTTTATTCGCAGGAGGATGTTCATAACCTTTTAACTAAGTGTCTTCCTCACTTTAAGTTGAAGAAAGGCAACGCAAAACTTCTTTTAGAATTAGTTCGCATGAAAAAATCATATAAGAAACAGGATTGGTATAAGCAAAGATGTGATGAACTTTTCAAGTTAATGAAATGGGAAAACCATAAAGACCACGTTGGGTTTGATTTTGAAAAGGAAGGCATCTATAAGGACGACATTCAAAAATATAGAGACAACTGTAAAATGTCTTTAATGGATGAACTAGAAGGAATCGGGACTATCATTAAATTTGATAGAGCAGGACTTGTTAGAAGTTATCCTAAATTAAGACCGTTACCTGATGAAGCAGTTAGAGAGTTCGAATCTAAGATTAACGATAGGTTTAATTTTGAGAGTGCCGCATCAATTATTTCTAAACTTCTAGTTAAGTATAAGAATCAGTTAAAAACTTTCAGAAAGTCAGAAGAAAATACAGTTGAAAGAAAATTAAAAAAGAGGGCTAGTCATGCCTAATTGGGTATATCATACCTGTTGTTATTTTCCTGAAATGTTCGGGCTTGACTCTGCACCCTTTGGTTTTTGTTGCAAGTGTTGGGAAAAAGCAGACAAACCTCAACCAATGGATGCCGACACCCTCTTGAATGATGACGAACAAGCGACGGACGGAGGCGTTAAGCATGGCTGAACCACCAAGGCGTTTCTCCATTACTAATTTATTTAGGAGGCAAACTCCCAAGCCTGCCGATAGGCAAGTTTTTAACATGGGTATTCAAGAAAGAAGTTATAACCACATGGTAACTTCTCCAATTATTTATTCCCTTCATCAACAATCGGTCATCGTTAGGACTTGCACAACTCAATTAAAGCAAGAAACCTTTAGGCGTGGATATTTTTGGGAAAAGTCATTCGAGGCCTTGTGTTTAGACTGTAGCAAAGAACACGAAAAACCTGTAGAAGAGTGCGCTAGATGTAACTCGACCAATCTTAGAAAGCCTGACCCTAAACAGTTAATTTACGCAGAAAAATTCCTAGAGGGCTACATTAACAAGTCAGAACAATTGTTTATTGATGTTTTAAAAGAACTAGAAGATGACTTAAATATTATGGATGATGCCTATATTGTTTTAGTAAAGGAATATTTCATTGACGGTAATGGTAAAATCAGAATGCATCGCATTAAGGAATTATATCGCGGCGACCCGGTGACTATGAGTATTTATTCGGATGAAGATGGCGTTAGGGGAACGAAAGGTTTTACTTGCATTAATCATCGTTCTGTTTTAGCGACTGAACCTCACGAAAGTTGCGAAACTTGCGGTAGTAAATTGGTTCCTGTTCATTTCGTAAATCGCGCTCATGGTGAAGACCAATACTTTATCGAAGGAGAAGTTCTTCACTTCAGCAAATATAGTCCTTCTCGACTTTACGGGACTTCCCCTATTCTTACTCTCTACAATTTAATTATGACTCTTATTGCTATGGAGAACTATGTTAATTCTTCATACACTAAGAGTCGAATGCCCCGTGGTCTTCTTGCGGTTCAAACTAGAAACATGGAATCCATGCGTTCTTTCTGGCGTTCTGTGAAAGAGAAGATGGAAGCAGACCCTCACTTTATTCCTGTAATGGGTATCGAAGCCGAGAACGGTAAAGGTGCTATTGAATGGATTAAGTTTATGGACAGTCTAAAAGAGATGGATTACGTCGCAGTAAAGGATGATTTACGCGACAGAATTTCTGCTTTCTATGGTGTAAGCAAAGTCTTTATGGCTGATAACACAACAAGCGGTGGATTAAACAATGAGGGTATGCAGATTCTAGTTACGAATCGTGCAGTTCAAATGGCGCAACGTGTGTATAATGACTACGTTTTCCCATACCTAACAAAGCAATTTGGTATCACAGATTGGAAACTTAAACTACCGCCATCTGAAGAAGAAGATGAAATCGCTGTTCTTAGAAAGCGTGAATTAGAAATTAACCTCGCTGCTTCTATGAAAAATATTGGCTTTGAAGTTGATATGGACGAAGATGGTCAATTTACTTTCAAGAAACCCCCACCTGCGCCTGAACCTGAACAACAACCTGAAGGCGGAGAAAAGGCGGAAGTTGACCCATTAGCAGGTTCAAATGTTGACCAACGTGACCTTGATGAAATGCAAAGGCAAGCGTTACAGGGTGGAACTCCTAAGCCCCAAGAGAACCCACCGGCCACAAGGAATAAAGCGCGGCAAAGCGTGGGACCGGATAAGAGATTCACCGGATTACCTGAAGATGCGGGTAATCAAAATGTTGATAGAAGAAGTGAAAGGAGGATTCCTTGATGTGGAGAAATGAATTAAGAAAGGCAGAACGACTTGATTCTAATGATGAAACTACTGCTTTTGCAGGAGTTCTAGTAGAATTAGCAGTATTAAACGACATTAAGGATGTTCTTAGGTTTTTTGAAAAACCATACAAATATCAAGACTTTTATGAAGAACTAATGCAAGTAGTTGAGGATTATTACGGAGAACCTGCTTCTATAACAGAAATTGTAGATGTAAAAGAATTATACGAGTTAGCATCTAAAAAAATATACGGAGATGATTAAATGACTGAAGATTTAAGACAAAGAGAAATTGCTCTCCGAAAGGAGTTAGCAAAAGTAAAAGCGCAGAATGCAAACGCAGATAGAAGAGTTACTCCCAATCGGGATTTTTCTATGGGCGCGGCTCCCGACACAACACACAAGTCTATTCCTACTTCAACGGACATTCCTGATGTAGTTAGCCTTCCTCCACGTCGTCGTGGAAAGAAAGAGAACATTCCTTTCTGAGGTGATTTGAATGTGGCAAAACCTTCTGAAAGAAGACGTTTCGCCAGAGATGCTCTCTAATGGAAATGTAATTAAAACTATCGTTGGAGATAGACTCTATTCAGAGATTTCAGAAATTTCCACCTTATCTAATTTTTTAACTCGAAATTTTTTCACTAAATTAGAATATAAAGCATGGTTAGATTCTAGAACAGAATCGAAGGAATTCAGAGATTTCTTAAAAAGTAAATTAGGTAAGGTTAAGGAAATCGAAACAAGGCTACTTAACTTCAAGGATGAATTCAAACCTAAAATTATCCGAGGTATTATGGATTCCTTTGACTCTTTTTATGGAGTTACGAAAGATAAAAAGGGTAAGAGAATTAAAGGCTCTTCGGGTTTGATGGGAGAAGAAGTTAACAAACCTGTTCCTAAAAATCTAATGGATATGGCTCAGGACTTAGCAGATGATATTACTGATTTAGGTTCTGAGGGTTTTTCTAATGAAGATGAACAGGATTTATTTATCAAAATCCTTAATGAAAATGCTCTAGTCAAATTAGAGTTGATTAAACTATTGATAAACACAGATGGTCAATTAACTAAAAACTCCAGAGTTTTTGACTATGTTATCGAATCTAGTGGAAAAAGGTTCGTTGAAAAGAAAGATTTAATTTCACCTGAAAGTAGTGGCTATAAAGATTATTATAGAAACCTAAAGAAAATTTTGTTTATTCTTAGAGACAGCGAAGATGCAGTTATTAGACTTTCTCAATTTGCAAGTAGGGCTTATGGGTTAAAGTCTAAAATTCCAATCAATATTGAAGCCATTTCAGGAAGAGGAAAAAGAAAGTTGTTAGAAAGAAGAAAGCAACTTAAAAATATTAAACGCCCTATTGTTAATTTTCACAGAGGGCTTTCTAAAATTAAAGAAATTGCTGAGACTAACCCCGGTTCTTACCCAATTACCAATAAAAGATTAAGAAAAGAATATGAAAAGGTCAAGGATAAAATGCGAAGTGCAATTTCTGAAATTATCCTTGAAATTGAATATGAAGATAAAGAGAAAGTTCTATCCACAAAAGATAGAAGTAGAATTAAAGAAATCTTGGAAAGAGAAAATATTAGAAGCGATACCTTTACCACTTCTGAATTAAGAGAAAAGAATAGAAGAATCGAAAGTGTTGTCAGAAATGACGCTTTGAATTTTGAATTGAATACGAATAGGAAATACCTAAAGGTATTAGAAGAATACGAAGGAGTCCTTGCTAAAATCGTAGAAGAAAGAGAAAGAGAATTACAGAAAAATATTAGACTCATCGAGTCTCTTTCTAAAGACCTTCAAGAGTTAGAGAGAAAAATTAACTTGCAGGCTGACTCAGAAACTGCTGAAATCATTGAGGAATATACTACAGGAATGATTGACTCTATGAAGTCACAACTACTAATCGTTAAGGATGAGATTTCAGAACTTGTTGAAACATTAACGGATGAAAAATTCAAAGAAGAGGATAAGATGGAAGAACTTCTCGAAGAACTTCTTGAAGGGGAAATTGAAGACCCCGACTTTGATAAAGAAGATACTAAACTTTTGCTTCAGCAATCTCAAGAATTGGAAAGCGCAATTAAAAGATTAGAAAAAGTTATGGACTTCATTAGAGAAGAAATTTCAAGAAGACCGGAGGAATGATAATGACTTGGGACTACTACGATACAGGAAAGGAATTCATTTTGAAAAAGGAGAGAAAATCTCCAGAAAAACTTTTAGATACTCTCAATCCTAAAGAGCGTAAAAAACTAAAGAAGACCCTCCAATCAGCAGAGCCTTCTGAATTTTTTGGACAAGACTTTACTAAACTAGGAGAATTGATTACTTTGCTTAAATCAATGGAATTAGTTAAGTCTGATAAAAAACTCACAAAGAAGATGAAATCAATGGACGAGCGAAACGTTGATATCGTCGCCACGGCTAGCAAATTACGGAAAGAGTATGAATTGCTCTATCGCCAATTAGAGGATTTAGTTTATCCTACTAAGAAAAAGGAGGAAAAGTTATGAATGAAGACTTATTAGAAATTTTAAAGGCACTAACCTCTAAGATTGAACAACTAGAAAAAGCAGTATATAATGACGACAACCTTTTGATGAAATCGGGATACGTTGTCGTTGATAGTCCGACTCCATCAATGAACATTCAAAAATCCTCTTCAGACGTTGGTGATGTTGCTAACATGGAATGGTCAGAAATTCACGATATTGTGAAAAAATTATCAGGTGAGTGAAATGCCGGAAAGAGTTACCCCCGAAGAAAGATTAGTGAGCCTTGCTATTGAAAAGGCTCGTAAAGCCGCTGAAGTTCTTAGGCAACGTGAACCGACTCAAGTTAAAGAAGTCGAACATGAAGCAGAAGAAGTAAAGTTAAAGCGACCAAAGGCTCAGGCTGATAAGACTAAGATTAAGACCCAAAGTGAAGAAACTCACTCAGGTTATGGTCTTGCAGGTCAAGAAATGAAGAAGGCTGAAAAAGACCCCTTTGTGGGTTCAGATGGTAAGCCGGAAGGTAGCATGGGTCCGGTAACTCTCACTATGCCTGAATGGGCATTCCAAACAATTTTTAATAGACTTTATGATGAGGATATGATGACTCCGGGACTTAAGAGGGCTTTGGACGCAATTCGACGTTGAGACTGTTTTTAAAAATATGTGATTATTGTGCCTCTTCTTCTCGACAAAGAAGAATCTCCATCTGAAGAGATTATTCGCTTATTTGAGAAGACTCGCGTAGCATATCTCTCTGCGCGAGAAGACCCCAAAGAATACGGTGGCCGTTGGCGAAATGCTGTTGAGGAATTAAGAGAACTATATTCTAACACAGATGCATTGAGTAGTGTTCTTGAAGATTATCTTAATGAAAACCAATTGGAGGCAAAGGATGCTCTAAACCCTCAAACTAACGAAGCCTCTAAGATTTATGAGAGTGTTAAAAACATGAGGCTTTCTGCTGATGAAGTCAATGACCCTTTCACAAAGAAATATAAAGATAAAGTTCTTGAAGTATTACTAGAAGAACCAGAGACTATGGCTAAGTTTGTCCACTATGCTTTAAGGAATGGAAATGATGCTCTTCCTGAGAAAGTTTGGAACATTAAAGACATGCAACCGGACAAAATTACTGACGGCTTCCCCGGACTAGACCTAGAAGTGGACGACATTCCCCTATACATCATCGAGCAATACGGTGATGGAAAAGACTCAAAGAAGGTCGAAAGCAAAGTTAGTTCTGCCCTTGACCTTTTAGAAATGTTTTATCTGTCTGAACATAAAGAAGAAGAGTTAGATGAACTTAAAGAAATTGAAAAGGCTGAGAAGTCTGTGGAGGAAAAAGCACAGTCAGATTTCTTAGTCCCAAACAAACCAATGTATCGTATTTTTGATATTGAAGACCTGAATGAACTAAAAGGCTTTAGTGGTAATTGGGTAATTCAGGAAAAATATGATGGTATGAGAATCCAAATTCATAAGATTGATGATAAGGTCAGAATTTATTCTTATAACGAAAAGGATATTACTGATAAGTGTCCCGACCAAGTAAAAGAAATGAAGCAGAAACAATACGGTGACTGTATTCTTGACGCTGAACTCATTTTATTTGATGAAGATGAACCACTTCATAGAGCAGATACTATCGCTCATGTGTTTAAAGGTAAATATCCAAATGCTACACTAAGAGCGCACGTTTTCGATATTATGCGACATGAAAACCGTTCGTTAGTTGAAGAACCCTTTGAGGATAGAATTACCATCCTTTTCAACAATTACTCTTCTCGTTCTTCAACACAGGTAGCATTCCCATCCAAGAAAGATACTAGAATGGCGGATAATATTAAAGATGTTGAATCATATTCGAAAGAAATTATGGAAATGCCTACATCTGAAGGTGTAGTCATTAAGGATGCTACCTCAACTTATTATATTGGAACTAGAAAGAATCCGAAATGGATTAAGTGGAAGAAATTTGTTGACTTGGACCTGATTATTCTTGATGTTAAGAAGACCAAGAGCAACCTGTATTCATACACCCTTGGGGCAGGGCCGACAGAAGGCGAAGGTAAGCACTTCATGGAGATTGAAGGTAAGACCTACATGGACGTAGGCAAGGCCCTTAACACTAAGATTTCTGCTAAGGTAGGCGACATTATCCGTGTGAAAGTTGATGAAGTAAAGCCTGCGGGAGATAGATACACAGTTTTCTCAGCAAAGGTAATTGAAATCCCTGAAGTGGAAGCACCTGATAAAATCGTAACTTTGGATATGTTATCACAAGATACTAAAAAATCATTGAATTATGATGTTAGGGCATTAGAAAAGGGAATTAAGGTTACTGACTTTATTCATGGTGAGGCTACCTTAATCATTAAATCAGATTATGATGGCTTCACTATCTACGGATTTGAAGAGTCCAATCTTATGTCTAAGAATGCTATTGCTGATTTAGATATGTGGAAGGCTCAAGCCGAGGAAATTATGAAGACAAAGCAAGCGAAACTTACTGTGTCTATCATTAATTTTTTAAGAGAACAAGGACCGAAAACAGTCAGAGAACTACACAACTTCTTAAAGAAAAAGAAGTCTGAAGAGTATGAAGATATTCTTGAGAGTAAAGAGCGTAAGTTAATGACTTGGGCCGAAGAAAGAGATGGTATAAGTTATAACATGTCTGAAAAGAAACTATTTGCCGAAACAGATAAACTAATTAAATCTGAATATAAAACTCCAGAAGAATATAGAAATGGAATGTTTAAAGTGTATCTTCGTAAAGATGGAAATCTAGATTTTAGTATTACTGTTGGTGGAGAAAACTTAGTTTGGTATATTGAACTACCAAATAAAGATGCAATCTTTGATCTCTTTGGAAAAGCAGGTAAATTCCCTGCTCAGGTTTCTAAATCTAAAGATAGGGAAGACTTAATTGATGCGGGAGATATTCAATTAGGAGTTCAGAAAGAAGGATACCATGAGTATTTTTTGAAGGGAAATAAATTCGAAACTAAACTACATCTTAGAGTTATTCCTGTAGATGATAAAAAGATGTGGTTAGCATGGACGGGGTATAAGCAGACTCCTGCTGATAAAGAAGGAGATGAAGGTTTATGGGATATTTACAAAGACAGGTATAATTCTTTAACCATCCCCGAGTCCTGAGTCGAGTTTATTATATACTCTAAGGAGATGAAGAGACATGAGAGGAATGCGAACCCTCCTGAAGACCAACGGTAATGACGGGGATTTCTCAATTCTAAAGAGCAACGACGACTTAATGATTGGCGGATATGCGAGCATTGAAATTGTTGATAAGCAAAATGATTTAATTACACTCAAAGCACTTAACGAAGCAGTTAAGAAATTCATGGAACAAAAAGCATTTAGAAATGTAATGACCAACCATTCAAATGTTCAAGTCGGTGAAGTAGTAGATTCATACAGGGATAAAACCGGGAGATTATGGAAAACAGAAGTGGACGATGTTGGCTTCTTTGTAGTAATTAAACTCCGCGATGATATCGAAAAAGCAAAGGAAATCAACCGAGGAATTAGAAAAGGCTCATTACGTTCTTTTAGTATCGGTGGACAAGCATTACAGAAAGTCAAAAAATCAAATTCTGAATTAGGACAATACAACGAAATTTCAAAGTTAGAACTACACGAAGTCACGATTTGTGAAAAAGGAATTAACCCGGAAGCAAAGTTTGACATTTTAAAACAAGAAAAAACAGGTGATATAATGACCGAAAAACTAGAAAAAGCACTAGAAGAGTTGGACACACTTCTGAAAGAAGTGAATTAGCTCCGAAAGGAAGAAGAAGAAATGATGGACGAACAGGAATCCATGTATGGTGATAAAGAAGCCATGTATGGTGAAG